GTTTTAACATATTCACCAGACAAAATCAACTCAATTGGTTTTAGCGTACCATCTTCCATGGTTATGAGTGTCCCCCCTTCCACACAACCACCACTAATGATTGTTTTGCTATAATTTTCCAGCGTGTTGTACGTATGCGCGATACATATCATAGGGATAAACTTCATATGAAGCTTTGGTGTTACAATGCGAAAAAACCCCTTCAATTTTTTCGCACGGGTCATGTCCATCGCAGAGTTTTCTTTTTCTGCATCATCAACTTCTTTTTTTGACGCCAAATTACCAACTGAGTCAATCAGGATGATTACCTTATCATCATCCCCAATTTCTTTAAGCTTCTGAGCTACATCAAAAGTCAATTCTTCTATGTCAGCTACAGGAACGTGTATAACTCGATCTTCGTCTACCCCAGACTTTGCAAAATACCCTTTCTTTGTGCCAAACTCAGAGTCATAAAAGATGCATATGGCTTCTGTGTGTTCGCGCATATAAGATGCCACCACTTCCAAACTAAGGTTTGATTTGAAGTGTTTTGACGGACCTGCAATAACACCCACACCCGGTAGGATACCACCGTGAATAGAACCACTTAACGCAATGTTGAGGGAAAATACTGTTGTAGGAATTCCAATGTCTTCGTTGAAATACTTTGACTTCTTTAACATACTGGCGCTATTACCTTTTGCCCCAGCTTTTAATAACCTATCTGCTAAACTCATTTGTCACCTTCTTTTGTTTTATCTAAACTCGCCCCGACTCGACGCGAACCCTGTTCACTAATCAATAGCTTTTTCATCATAAAAACACTACCTTCACTGGTTGCAATACAATACGCTATACCTGCTACCAAAAGATACCAATAATTTCCAGATTCGATAGCGGACCATACCTGCTTCCAGATCAGGATATTTGTTAGAAACCAGATACCATTCGAACAATACGCTGCATATCTATGATAACTTGGGTCACCAGAATTTCTGCTTCGACTTACCCAAGTAAATGCCATGTTCTGTACAAATGCTACCACCATCAGAGCTAGAATAGAAATCAATGTAGTTTCCTTTGTAGAATTTGATTAATCTCTTGCTTACAACTATGTCCCTCTGTTTCCATGGCTTCCATCAATACTTTTACAATATCAGGAAATTTGTCAACACCAACATTTTGCATGAATGAAGCAACACTTTGTTGATTTGACTCTAGATTATTAAATTTGTCTTTAAGTTCATGAATCATACATTCCATAAATTCTAACTTTTCATAAACATGAGAAAAGCTACGACTGGTCAGGTAGTTCATAATTCTATCACTGCCAGTTACATAGATAGCAATGGATGATATATCAACATCAAATGGCACGTTATCCCCATTGATTTCGCGGTCCATCATATAATGGTTAACCACATCAAATGCGTATTCTTCATCATCAATGTCAATCTGACACACCACTTTGTTATCAAACATGGAATCAGTTTCGATACCATATTTAATTTCATAGTCGCTGTTGTCACGATACCCTACCAGATTGCGCGTATACTCTCGAAATTCTTGGGTTTCTTTTGTTCCATAGTCTATGTATTTGAGTGTGATTGTGGTCATTGATTACCCCGTGTGTTAAGTTTAGCTTTAAGTATATTAATTTGGGTTGTTAAGTCGTTCATACTATCACACTGAAAGCTATTGTGTACATAGTGTACTGATTTATTTGGATATTTGTCTGCTATATAGTCAGCAACTTGTGTCACAAATTCTTCTGATACATGGGTGGGAGTATTACTCATTTCTAGATCAGTATTTTGCACGACAATGATTTCCCCTCTGGGGTGTTCTATAATAAAATCAACCTCATTAGAAAATCGGCAGTCAGGTATGTAGACAGTCTTGGATGAAATTGTTGATGGGGATTCTTTAATTTCTGCCCAGAATTTATCATCAATAGTTTCACGCACGACTTCTGTGCCAATATACTGCAAAAGAAGCCTAATACTAATTAAAACACCAGTGCGATTGTCTGTATCGGCTAAAACTTTACCTTCTTTTATAAGCCTATAAAAAATATCACTAATAACGCCTATCAATTTTCCAGAAACGTCTTCGGTTCTGCTGGTAGAGTATTCCCATTGTGCGCTAAGCTCTGGCCTAGCCAAGTGCCAAGCCCATTTAGGTTTATTAGATATTTCTGATATAACCCATTCATGCATACGATCGCGTAAAGCATTATTACTCATATTGATACGAACCGAACGCTTTTTCAATTCCTGATCATACATCCATACTTTCGGAATATCAAACACGTATGAACACATATCCTTTAGCGGACCAGCAAAGCTGTATTTATGATTATTTTGGTAATCATCCCCTATAAAAATATCTGCCACTGTGTCTTTACCAGCCCCCATAAATCCCATTATACCGATAACAGAGTTTGGCTCTTTTATAGCAGGTTTATGTTCATGTTCAAAGTAAAAATCTTCGTACCCATCCATTGTTCTAAGTCTGTAAGTCATGTAAAAATCCTCTTTAAAATAATGTGTTTATAATTCTAAATAATCTTGAATTATCATCGAGTTTGGGTAATGTGGTAGAATATTTTCTTCAAAGTCTCTTTCTATACTATCTACTGTTGTTTGATATGGAAGTATTTTAATGTCTTGACAATTAAAAGATTTACAAAATGCTTTATACTTATTAGAGGTTTTAACTCCAACATGTTGTTGTTTTTCATAAACAGCAACCACAAAATAATTAGTCATAAGAATGTCCATAATATTTCCTCTTTAAAATAGTGTGTTTACTTCTTCGTGTGTCCATTTAGTGACAGCTAGAAATATATTCAATGGGGAAAGAAACCCCTTGTTGAACAACTCGGTTCTGTCTACATACTGATCAAGTCCAAACTCTTTTGGTAGTGTCCCCTCAAACCCTATAACCACTTGGTTGATGGGGTTTGGTTTTCTAAGCGTAACCACCCTAATTTTTGATCCATCTTTTACGATAGGGGTAATCTTTAGGTCATACTTTTTTACTACCCAATTATGAATCAGTGCAGCCTTGACCTGTTTTGGTGAGCCCTTTGCATAAATCTTTTGTTCGTCCGCGTACTTAAGAATATTATTAACCCCGGTAGGAATAGCAATGGCTTCGATGGGGTAAGTATAGAATTCTTTCTCAAATTTGGCTACCATGTCGTGCAAATCAGATTCGTCCCCGTCCAAAGCAATCTTATAACAATCTACCAACAAAGCCTTTGCCCAAGCTGGGGTTGACCCTTTGACGGATTCCATGCCCATAATCTTGTACTTGGGTTTATCGATCATTCGCACACCCTCATCATCCAAGACTTTCATCACATACCGTTTCTTGGCTACCATGATAGATGATTGAGCTATAACCTCACGCGACCAGTGCATACATTGGTTATATGAGTTTAGGTACTCAGCCAAATCAGTACATTGAGCCTTTAGCTTATTCCCTATTATAACACAAAGCTGGTCAAGTTTATCAACAACCTTTTCCATATCGCCATCAAACTTTTCCATCAGCTTGTTCCCCAATGGAGCCAGTGATATATAAAAACTATCGGTATCACCACTTACGATATAATTATCCTTTTTCTTGAAAACGTCACACAGTAAGTCGTTTATCTGATACGAACACCACTTATTCACAAGCTGCCCAGTAGTCGTAATCGACTCAGCGGTATCAACCATAAAGTAAAGGAAGTGTTTGTTAGCAAGCGCACCGTAGCCGCTATTGAGTAGAATTTTCATACCCATCTGCATGTTGTCGTATTGATCAACCAAATCCTTGTAGCTTTCATCCCCATCTTTTAATTTTTGTTTGGCTTCTTTCTTTTTTCCCTGATAAACAACACGATCAGAGTAGAGTGATTCCATTATCTCGGATAAAAAAGATTGATGTTCCTTTGTATAAAATACCCCGTTAGCAGCCATTGACAAATTGTATTTTTTCAGGATGGTTGTATCGATTTTGCGATTTAACAAATGAGTCACATTGTTGGTTGGATTAATAACTGATTTGATTTCTTGGGGTAATTTGTGGTGAGGTACAATCGTTTCTGGTCCAATATTAACCTGTTGAATAATGTGGGGGTATAGACTTTTCAAGTCAAAAGAGACAACCCATTTGTGTTTTCCAGTAATAGTAGGATGAACAAATGCCCCTTCAAATTCCCTAACAGTTGTATCAACAGGAACAAACAATGGGGCAACGTTGTTGTTGTACAACTTTTTAGCAATAAACTGTTCCCAGATTCTAGTTGTTCCCATTGCATCTTCGTAGTTTGAAAGCGTCAGGTAAGACATGGTAAAAATCAAGTCAAACAAACCCAATTTCTTATCCAGATCATCAATAATTTCTGTGTCCTGAATGTTGTATGCAATGTATAGATCAGGATCAATAGCCCACAACTCTTTAAGACTATCGGCTGTAGCAGAAAAGTCTGTCTTTCCTGCTACTCCCTCTGCTTGTGCGATGGTATCAAGCTTATAATTTTCTCTCGGTGTATATGTGTGCTTTTGATATACTAGCATGTAGTCAAGGTGAGGCATCCCGACAATTTCATACTTAATAACGGGGTTCTTCCACTTGTTTAATGTTTCCTTCTCATATATCACACCAAATGGGGAAAGACGATTGGCCATAGGCTTGCCCAATATTTTACGTGTGCGCTCAATGATATAAGGCATATCAAATTCGTCACTGTTCCACCCAGTTGTTAGATCATACCGCTTTTCTTCCATGTGCCTGATAAAACTTTCTACCATAGCTTCTTCTGTATCACATTGGACGTGTACAACCGTACACTTGGCAATAACATTGGCATGTTTCTCTTGATCAAACTCTTTCAACCCGAATGAATAGTGTACCTGTTCTCTTGTATTTTTAATGTCAATTTGCTGAATCTGGTACTTACATTCTTGTGGGTTTGGGAACGTATCGTAATCAGTTTCAATGTCGATGATACCAATGTCAATCTGGTTACGTTTGAATGTAGGAGTCTTGCCTTCAAACATTTCAATTATGCATTGATTCTCAAACAAGCGATTCCCGTATATAACGGAACCACCCATCTGTTCATAGTCCTTGCCGAACGTAGCTGCGTCCTTGATCGATGAAAAGGATTTCTTTTGTAGTGGCTCACCGTAAATAGACTTTGTAGCACCCTCAGCTTCCACCTGATTGTTGGGGAAGTATAAANTAGGCTTGTAGTCGTCCATGATTACCGTGTGCTTCTTACCGTCCCTGACGTAGCGCAACAGAATTTTGCTACCGCGCTTTTTGTAGAATGTATAGAAAAAGTCTTCGCTCAATGTAAGTCTCTCTTTTTTGTTGTGTATGGATTCTCCAACTTATATTCTCCCATAAAAAAAGGGCTTTTGCAAGCCCTTTTCGTTTATATCTGATTATTGGTCTATAGTGATATTTTCCAACTCTCGTTACTAAAATCGTATGACTGCGCCCCAAACTCAGACATCATACCATCACTAACTTCCTGTACGAAAGAAACCAAATCATCAGAGTTTTGGTTTGCATTAAACCAAACCTCAAGCCCAACCCCAACAATATCATCAAACATGGTGTCATCACTAATATAATCAATCCGTACATGAAACTCGTCAGCTTTTCTTTGGATATAACGCTTGACATCTTCTACATTAGCTACTTCAATATTTTCAGCCCAATCATAACTATCATTATATTCTTGATCTTCGTCGTCAAGATCAAAATATTCTTCGATTAATGCCATAGCCAATTCTGAGTTATCAAAAGCCCCTTCCCCAATCATCTTGTCTTCTGCATCAAATAGCTGCACTACGGTTTTGCATGTCTTGTTATCATACCCAATTGTATAGCCTTCGGTTAAGCCAATAATATCTTCATTGATTTCATTGGCCCATTTCTCGGTTTGTACGTATTCGGTTAGCGTGATCATCACATATAAATCCTGTGTTGTTGTGTTATGTACATATTTATGTTAGCAGGTTGTTAAACTTACCTTCATAAAAGTCCTTAACATCTTTATTAAATATAATATCACTTGCAGCAAGCTTTGTAGTCAGCGTAATACCTTCAAGGGTTTTAACCCGTGACAAGGCCACATAGGTTTGTCCATGAGCAAAAGCTCTTGGTATATTGATGATAGCTTTTTCTAGTGTGCATCCTTGGCTTTTGTGGATAGTAATAGCATATCCGTGTTTGATTGGATATTGAATAAAGCTTGCTTTTTCTTCCATAAACAATGAACCCACCGCGTTACGCTTGTATTCATATTCAGCCCATCGATACGGCTTGACCCGGTGTACTGTGTATTCATCAATCATAACTTCAATATAGTCTTTGCCCATTTCCGACACATACCCAACTTCACCGTTTTTATAACTATTGTCATTGGCTGTGATCATTACTTTTGTGCCAATCTTTATCTTTAGTCGGTCTGGTGCTGGACGCTCTTTGAACCCACCAAAAAGCTTACCTGTGTAAACTTCCTCAACGCCATCTAGTGAGGCGTAGGACTGTTCATTGATAGCTTGGGCATCACTGTTGGTAGTTGTTAGGAACGTTGCTCCCTCTTCGATATCATCAGGATCAACCCCATCATTCATTTTTGTAGAAAGCAAACAATTGTCGTTAAAGTATTCGATACTTTCCCTGAAACCATCTACTCTGGCGTGAATTTTTTGTAAGTGCCCGATCAATTCAAAATCGCTTTGTCTAATGATATCTGTTAGTTCGATATGTGTTAGATTTGCCGCAGACCATGCTTCTGTAGTAAAGCAAAACGGAGAATCAAATTCCTCGGAAAATGCATCAGCTTCACCACCTTGACTCTTAACCACTGGGGATAATTGCCCAAAGTCACCAACCGTTACAATCTGCAATCCACCAAATGGTATATTTTTACGCTTGATAAGTCTTAGTTGTTGGTCTATGGCAGCAAACACATCAGCACGAACCATACTGATTTCATCGATTACTATGGTTTTAATCAGACCGTCTTGGAATAATTCTCTTGTTTTGTCTGAAACTTTGTTACGAGCATATTTGTTACATACGCCAATTGGTAGACTAAAGGTACTGTGAATGGTTGCCCCTTTAATATTAAGCGCAGCAATCCCTGTGGGTGCAAGAAAAACAGCATTCCCCCCTAGTAGCTCTCTCAAAATATTAAGCACAAAGGATTTACCTACCCCGCCAAGGCCACCCAGATAAATATTCTGGCCAGTCATAACCGCATTATAAGCAGTTTTTTGTTTTTCATTAAATAGTTCAATAGACATTAACATACCTCATATAAGTAGGGGGCCGAAGCCCCCTCATAATCAACCAGCGTAACCTAGATTTGAAGCCTTTGGCAATTCATTTTTTTGATAACGAAGGCGGTTGTGTACCGCTTTTTCCATGGCGTAATACACAGCCATTCGCTTTTTCTCAAAATTGGTCATTGAATTCATAATCGACAACACGTCGCCGTCTTTCTGGCCTCTGCCAATATAAATCAGGGTAGCCATGCTGCGATTCATCCAACCACCCTTGTTGTTGGGCTTCCCGCGACGGTGTAGAGCTTTTGAGCCTTTAGCCTGCCCATCGTTAGGGTGCTTCTTCATATGTCGCGCCAGTCGCTTGCTGCGCTGCTTCTCGCTGCTGTATGCACCGTAGTAACGCTTCGCTGAATCACTTTTAGTCAACTTACCCATTGTATATTACCCCTTGTTTCCGTTTTCAAATTTAACCGCGCTTTTAACGCCCATTGCATACTTCTTCTCAAGTTGCCATTCGGATGCCTCACTATGCTTAATCACTTTAACAAGTGACGACTTTCCCATGGGTTCTAGATTCTTATCATCCACATTTACTAGCTTGACAAGACCCCAATCCACTAGCATCTGAATGATTCGGTTTCGTCTTGCATAATCACCGTCTGATAATGTTGCTTCTCGGCCATCAAGCTCAAACATTTGCTTGAAGTGGCATAAGTAGTATTTGCTCTGCTTGTGTAGAATATGAACGCTCTGGAACAGCTTTTTATCACTCTTAGCCGGAACGCCCATGCGTGTCAAGGTTTCCTTTACCTTTCTAAATCCATCATCCCCATCAATTTCGATTTCAACCATACGGTTGACTACGGATTCAATATCGGTCATTTGGTTTTACCCCCAACTTCATAATTTACTTTAAGCTTTTCTATCTCTTTATCTGTCATCAATTCAAGATACTGCGATGCATGTACTCGATTAACTTTATAATGCTTTATTATTAAATTTAATACTTCGTCATTTTGTCCATCAGCCTTAGCCCATTTCCCGTAGCGCTTTTTCTTACTCAGTACGTAGAAATAGAAATCATGCTGCAATTCTTTATCCAGAAATGGTTTCTGGTTCATTTCATTTGCATACATGATGGTATCAGGGTGCTGGGACAATGCGCGATTAACAACAAACGCATCATACTTAGATTTAGATTCAGAGTCAAAGCGGTAATGCTTATCATTGCTAATATCATTTACAAAATCGAATACATTTTTTACCTGTTCACTCATTTAAAGTCCAATTCCATCATAAGCTGGGTAGCAAGGGCGCAGATGTGAATTTCTTTATCTGGCACAACGCTATCAAACCTCTGATAGTCCCCAATTGTGATTACAGCCTGTGGTACTGATGAAGGTTCCACGAAATTCTTCAACTCAGTGTACAGCATTGTATACGTATTGGTCAAATCGTTTTTGGCATTCTCGGCACACCACTGGCGCACGTCCTTGAATTTCTTACCAGCCATGGCTGTTATAAGCTTTTCGATGGACATTTCAGCAATGTTCATCAAAATACCCTCATCAATCTCACCAGCTTTTGAATACTGTTGAATCTGATTGATGATTCGTCGATTATCAGGGTAAAACTTCTGCACTAGCTTCACAACAACTTTCTTGTTGTATGGAATGTTCTCGTTAACCAGAATATCTGATACACGCTTAAACATCATAGCCTGCATTTTCAAAGACTCTTCTTTTGTGACACTAAAGTCAACACACACTAACCGAGACTGTATAGGATCAATTACCCGGTTTGGAAAGTTGCATGTCATAATAAATGAACACGTCTTTGAAAAGGTTTCGATGAACCCACGCAGTCCTGCCTGTAATGCGTTACTAGCGTGATCAAACTCATCAAGGATGACACACTTCTTTTTCTCGTTTCCGGTCAGTGACAGAGTTGAGGCGAAGTCCCTGATCTTAGTTCTCATGGTGTCGATACCAGATTCTTCCGATATGTTAATGATAAGCCAATCCATATCAATCTCTTTACAAAGAGCCTTGGCAACGGTGGTCTTACCTACACCAGCAGAACCGAAGAACAGCATGTTAGGAATTTCATCAGTCTTTGCAATGTCAACAAATTGCGACTTGATCCTATCGGGTAGAATACAATCTTCTACCCGATCAGGTCTGTACTTTTCACACCAAATAGTTTCTCTTTCATTATATCGCATTGCTTATACAACCCCTTTATTCAAATTTAGATTCTTTATGCAGTGCTATCCAATATTCCATAACCCCACAACGAACTCTTGATATACGTTGACCTTTGGAGAATGTAAACTCACATTCAGCATCTAGTACAGTCATAATGTCAGTTGGATAGAAAATATCAAACACATCTTCGCACGGGCCAAGTTCAATTGTAAAGGCGTTCATTTCTTTATCGTCACTATCTACACGACGATTAAAGGTTGTAAAATAAACCTTTTCCCCGTCAGCACGAAACCCAATGTATTCAAGTCTTAGTGTTGACGCGCTTTTCATTACAGCCTTAAGACTCTTTTCATCAACATCAATGAAAATATCTTCTGACTTTAGTTCAATCGGATTCTCGAAATATGATGTGATCAGGTCTGGATTGGTTTCAACATACTTCAACATCTGTGAATTGTCGCTACTTTTCACGATAACATATGCATCGTTAGAGAAATCCATGATCGGTTCATTAACAATATTCAAAACGCTGATGAATTCACCCAAGTCATACACACAGAAATCACGCGGAAACGATTCTTCGATGTCAGCATATGCAGCAAGTGTCTTGCTTTCATTTATGGATTTAATCGTCTTGTTGTTTTCCACTACCCGTAGGCTTTGGTTGATGCTATACAGCTTTTTGAAAATCTTTATCGTTTGATCAGACAGCTTAACTAGATTATCACTCATTCAGTTTAATTCCTCTATCATTGGGTTTAGTGTCGGCCACTATACGCGGCTTTAGCATTTACTTCAAGTACCTCTAGCGTATTAATACAAATTGCGGTAAGAACGTCCCCGTATACGCAACCAGAGTCNAGATTGATTAGTCGGTTGCTAAAATCTATCTGTTCTTTAAGCTGAATATTTACTGGCTTAAAATCCCATGACTGATGCCCATGCACCATGATGGTATCACGGACATTCTTTTCCAGTGCAACCATATCCACCCCTGTTGCTCTCATACAGCATTGTGGACCGTTTAGGTTACTGTTTGTGTTTCCATTTATATACTCAATATCACGTATAGGAGCATGGGTTAGTATAATACTCATATAGTTTCTACCAGTATGGTCTTCGAATTTTATACTTACTGCGTTAGGCATGTCTCCAATGGTTTTCATAACCATATCTTTCTTTACTGAATCCAACAAATCAAACTTTTCATGACTAACTGCTCGCGATTTTGAACGACAAACCTTTCCCATTTGCTCAAGATAAAAGTTTAGTTCATGATTTCCCAACAGGCAATAGGCATTTGGGGTATTAGCGATAAACTCAATCGTTTCATGAAAGAACGGACCTCGATCAATTAGGTCACCCATGAAAAACACCATTGCACTTTTGTTGTTGGTACTAGCATGGTTCATACAATCATTATACAATTCAACCATTTCTTCATAACAACCGTGTACGTCACCAATGGCATACACGCTTGTTACAGACGGATCAACATCAATAAAATGAATTGAGTCGTTATGTTTTTCCATAAGCTCTTTCAAACTAAAAATTTCCACTACAGAACCCCTTCAACAAAACGAATAATATTATAATCTTGATCTATCTCGGTAAATTTAAAATATTCGTTATAAATAGCCTCTTTGATAAACGGTTCCATAGAGGCTTGATAGCGGTGATGGTGTCTCTCAATTACCCCGTGAGGAATATAAACACCCGTTTCATCACACCGTTTTTGATTCCGTAATTCCAACTCAGACAAAGATGGGGGTAGAATCGAAATACACATGATGTGAGTATGATACCGTTTGGCCAAGTCAACAACCTCTTGACAATCCTTAAATCGAAGGTGGGTTGAGTCAAGTACGGTTAAAGGAACACGATTAGTAAGACGAAACTCCAACATTTTGTGAATTGTTTCAAACACAGTTTTGTTTTGTCTTTGTTCGCTGATTGTTCCACATATCATTTCCCGAAAATTATCAGAAGATAACACATGGTTTTTATTTTCTTCACCAAAGAATTTTTTGATGAATGTCCCTTTACCGGAGCAAGATGCACCCCGCATTAAAATAATCATAATTTCTCACTTGTCTGATGCAAATAGGAATCCAAATACACTGAATCCTATCACAATGCTAAAGAATTTGACAAATCTTTTTGGGATTCTTGTATCATTACCGAGCATACTGACCAGAATAAGAATTAATATAGATACCCCTAGACCCAAAGAAGCTAGGGCACCGATACACACCATTACAAGTACCATTCCAGTGTTCATATAATTTACGCCTCACGTTTTTCTATAAATTTGATCAATTGATCTTTAATATCAATCTTGTATGTTTCATTGTAATCCATAAACACTTGGAAAGCAACCCTAAATAATTTATTGTTTAGGGTTTTCGTATCAATTTGCTTTCCGTCTTTAATCAAGAAAAGCATTCTTTTTTCCATTTCTGTTAAATCAGAAGACAATGCGACATCTTTTTTGGTATCGTATTTTCTATCATCTGGTAATTCATTTTCCCGTTTACGTATAAACACAAGGTAATAATGCTCAATCAATTCTACTACCTTACCAGCAATTTCTTCCGGGTATCGGTTATATAAACGCTCACCACCACCAGAAACAAACCGATCAATGATAGAATCTGCATTAAGTTCCTTACGAAATCTCATTTTCCAGTAGTCAGTAGTCTTGATTTTGACACGAAGATCAATACTTGGAAACCAGATAACATACCCTTCTGTATCCTTTTCTTTAAACATAGCCTTAATTGATTCTTGTGTAATCACAACATCATCATTACTCTTGTAACTGACACAAGGTGTGCCGCTTAGCTTGCCCCATTGACTTACTCCAACAGGACTCAAAGCCCCCCAAATGCCACTGCTATGTAAATGATAACCACCTAACAACACTAGCTGATTCTTGCCGTAACGAAGCACCTCATGGTCATACAGGGTATGCTGATCATCCTCATGGATTGATTCAAACATAAACGTCATTGAAGTTTTATTTTCACGAATCTTTGTAATCATTTTACTGTGATGAGTAAAGAACATTTCCCGATCAGCATCAATCATTTCGTTGTCGTCTAGTGTACCTTTCGTATGAACTAGAAACTTGTCTAGGTGAGCTATGTAATCAACAATACACAAGTGTCCATTTACTTTGTGTCCTAAGCAATAACCCGTTCCCTTATTGATTAGTTCCATGACTACATCGGTACTAACTTCTGGGACTTCATCTAGGTTAAAAATCTTTGGAAACGGGTGGTTTACTTGTTGTCCTTCGTGGAACACAAGCCCTCGACTAGCCTTGGTAAATTCATCCCAATCCCCACTAAAAAAGGTTTCTTTTGAGTAGCAATACAAAGTAAACTCACCTGTCCTTTTGCGGTTAAGTAGACCACGTTCGACATAGGTGTCCAGCACAGCTTGTGTAATTTTCATATCAAAATAATCCGTTTGTGTTATATAAGTACATAGGCAGGTTTGCCTTTGCTGCTCGATTGTAGCAGTCTTTCGTGCCCTTGGTCAATACCGGTGAGTTTATTACAGCTATCCAAGCGTCAGCTATCTGCACCATATCCTGATTTCGCATAAACCCACCCAGAACACCATATTGTTTTTTAAAGGGCATTTCTATGACCGGTATATTATTACTTTGTGCCCATATGAGTGCTGATTTATCAACCCCTTTGGCCATACCACAAACTAACTCAGTCACCACAAACCCAGAGCATCTGACCGCTTCCTCTATGGTTTGTGGGGTTACCCATAACTCACGCGACCCACATATAATTACTTTCATTTAACATATTCTCTATTGTGTATTAGTAAAATTGTTATAAATAAGGTTAGGTCGCGGTGCCTCAATGGTTTGTTGTTTAACAAACCATTGAGGCAAACCCATCCCCCCCTTTTTTGAATGTTATTTCTGATCTAAAGAAGTCTCTAAATTCGTCAGCCCTTTGTGTTATGACAAAGACATTCTTGTACTTCATTTTTTCTTTAATTAAATCCATAAGCGACGAAACCCCATCTGAATCAAGATTTTCCATAATTTCATCTAAAAACAATATATTAGTGGTGGCGCTATTTTTCATAGCAGAGACTTCCAATAAGACTAGAAGTATGGCTATAGATACTCTAGTTTTTTCGCCTGTGCTTAGATTGTCGTATGTAAACCCTTCCTTGTTGACACTGTTAATTTTTTCGTCAAAGTTGCCGTCAAGGGTAATGTTAATGAAAAAACCCATATGATTCAGATATTCGTTCATACGCTTGTTAATAAATCCAACGTAGTCATCAACAATAGAAGCCTTGATACCGTCATCTTTTAGCATCGAGCGCATTGATTCGTATTCTTCGCACTCATTCATCAGATGATTAAGATCGTCATCCATTGCTTGGATGGTTTCATTAAGCTCATCCAATGCAGGTCGATGGTCACACGCATCAGCACGTTTTTTGAAATCCTCGATAAATGTAGACAGCTTACCGTTTTCGCGGGTTATAAAATGTATTTCGTTATTGTTTGTGTTGATTTTGTTACTTATGATAATCTTTTCGTTCAAGGATTGGGATAAATCTTCAATCTGTTTAGAAACCTTATCGAGTTGTTCTAGCAAGACAGCAGATTTATCATCAATCTCAGCTTTTTTAGACTCAACCCCAGTAATGATACCCTGTTTGAATACCCCGTCTATAACTTGTGTACAGGTAGGGCATTCATCATTGTCATCATAAAATGCTCTTTCCTTCTTTAGTTCACTAATCCTGATTGAAAATTTATGTGAAAAGTCATTTAACTTTTGTTTCTTATCTTTTAATTTCTGGTGTTGTTCGGCTATACCGTCGAAAGCCGATAGTTCCTTTTCTAGCTGAAAATTAAGTAGATTGAGTTCATCTTTCTTAATATTATTATTATTGCATTCTTCTTGCCGTTCGTTAATCTGCTCATTAATGTTTGCTTTTGCTTGTTCAATAAGTTTTTCAACACCTTCACGCTTGGTAATCTTTAAGCCACGCTCATACTCGGTATCCGATATTTGGGCCTTGAGAGCGTCTACATTCGATTTAACCACCTTATTCATATAACCGAACACATTGATGTCTAGAATGTCTTCTACCACCTTACGGCGGTCAGCAGCGACCATATCCATGAAGGGTACATACCGCTCACGGTTAAGCAACACAATTTGAGTAAAAAGCTTGTGGTCCATACCAATAACATTTTCTAGGGTAAACTGATAATCTTTGCTGGCTGCATTCTGGTCCAACAACTCATCATTTTTGAAAATCTTGAATACCTTTGGTTTCTCACCACGCACAATCTTATATTCATCCCCATACTTTGTGAACACACATTCTGTCAGCATGTTCTTACGGTTAATGGTATTGATCAAACCAGACAGTTTAACCTTTTTAAGAGGTTTTCCGAATAGGCAATACGACAACGATTCAAGCACAGTTGATTTACCCGAACCGTTGTTGCCACCTAGCAGTGTATTCTGTGACCGATCAAGGTTGATGGTCATCATTGAATTACCAACAGACTGAAAATTTTTGTACGATACAGACTTAAACTCTATCATTTAATAAATCCTTGCGAGTCTTTTAATATGCTTTCTAAGGAACATTTACCAGAACCGTCTCGAATGACAGCCCGTTGTGCGGCCCAAATTATACAATCAGAAACAAATTCTTTGTGGGAAATTTGAAAAGACAGATAAGAACTTTCCTCATTTTTCAAAAATTTGTGTATTTGCTCAACTCTTAGAAGTTGCTCTTTAGAAATTTTTGTATTCATGTTTACGCTCTTCCGAATAATTATTCACCCTTAACCATCATATCAGAAGCTTGTGCATGTACAGCCTTAAACTTTTCCATGATAGCGGACTGTTTATCTTTAGCAACAACCTTACCCACATATGTTTTTATGTAGTTGTCGATTGACTTATCTTCAATTTCTGCATCTGGATTACTTGATACAGATGATTCTTTGCTGGCCATGATAACATAATTGTTCTCAATCTGTACATCAATTGGTTTAGATGATGCTACCTTGGAATGAAAATCTAAAAACTTGACTTTATCATATTCTTCGTTTATGACAATCTTTACAAACTGATGATTGCACATTTCTGAAATTTCATCATCGGTTAGTCCGTGGTCATCATCATACAGAATTTCTGTAAACAGACTGTATTCGTTTTCAATATGAGTCTTTTCTTTTGTGGTTGTATCATACACCCAGAACCCGCGCTTGTCGTTATGATCCTGCCAATTCAGATGGAACGTTGCGCCTAGATATTCGATGTTACCGATCTTAGACTGGTGATGAAAGTGCCCGGACCATACAGCCTTGAATCCCTTGAAGACGCTAGGGTCAAGTCCATTTTCACACCGTGACGAGTTTTTGTACATCAAAAAATCTTTGATTTCCATGTGACCCAAAATAGTCACGTCTTTCTTTCCCTTGATAGAATTTAGATTGGCCATGAATTCATCATAGTTACTTCCGTTAATCCAAGGCACAAACACAAAACGACTTCCCTCAAATTCAAATTCTTCAACTTTGTCTTTAAGGATTACCACATTTTCGCTGTGGCTCATTACAGACAGTGACGTAACTGAATTGGTGTTCTTAAATGCTAGGTCATGGTTACCTGCTATGATGTACATAGTACAGCCATGAGACTCTAACAAAGGCAAGAAAATCTCATTCACAAATGCAATATCACTCAGCGACAGATGATTTCGATTATCAAAAAAGTCTCCAAGCATAAACAGTGTTGTGATGTTGTTCTCTTTCAGGTAAGGAAAAAATATTTCCTTGTAGTACCATGCAAAATAATCACGGAAAATGGTACTACCACCACGCGCCCCTAAATGTGTGTCGGTGAAGCAAGCTATCATCATTATTAATCTTCCTTATGTTCAAAACAACGATTAACAAACCAATCGTTTATAATTTTGTAGTTTGTAGCAAATTTATCACACACATCACAGCGCCTTGAAGAAAAATCTTCTGCATCATCAATTAATTCAAAAATCTCATTATTGCCACGACATATGTAAAACCTTAGCGCCCCAAATTTTTCTTTTATTTGTGAAATTTCCCCATCCCACCCAGCCAAAAAAAGGTCTTCAATAAGCTTTGTTATTAGTGGGTGCCATTCCTTTGGCATGGGTTCCAAAACCTCTGATAGAGAG